CGTACAAACCCCAGAGTTTAGAGAGCTAACATTGCAAGTGCGGGTAAAGCTTCAAGAACGGGGGATGCCCATTCTACAGCAGTAGCGGCAATCGCAGCAGTATCAATCATATTGTAAACAGTCGAGCCGACCGAGGCAATATCACTGAGTGTATTGAAGACCTTAGAAGATGTGGATCTACTTGTCTTAACAGATGAAGCTCCTGGTTCTGCTTTAGTTGAAACAGGCCCAACTTCACTTATCACTTGTTGTGCTAAGGAAGTTGCTTGACTGGCTTCAGAGGCGTTGAGTGGCGCAGCGGATGGGACTCCAAAGAGTCCACCGGCACCAGGGACATTAGCATCAGTTCTGAGTTGAAACTCATAATTGGTGACTAAGTCAACCTCAAAAGTCGCGTCAGCGGCGAGATCGAAACCAAAGATTAAGAGCCAAGGCATACAATCGTTTTGAGCAGTGTCAAACACTTGCTGCTGCGTACCGGCGTTTAGACCAGTAGGCGGGAAAAGAGCAAGAGCATCATAAAGATTCTCACTCGGGGCCGTAGATGGGTTGGAGGTATTACCACCAGCCCAGGTTTGACCCGGAGCAACTTGACCACCAATTAAATTGGGAGTCATGTTTGTTCTCCGAAATCCTTGATCCATAGAAAAAGGAAGGGAGACAACTTCAATACCATCGATCGCGGGTCCGATCTTTGTATACGGTAGAGTTGATAGATCCTGGAATGATTTATTATTTAAATCATTACCAGGTGGAAGTACAGTGGCACCTAGTATGCCAGTGCAAGTGAGGGGGGGTCCAGTGTATCTAACACGAATCCCCTGGCTCACAACTTTAAATCCAGAATATTTGGTGGCTAAGTCAACTTCGCCTTTGCAAGGTACCCAAACAGATGTTCTTAAAATGACGTCGTCAACTAAGAACTGGTTGTAAGTTACGTAGCGGCTGAGGTCGGGTCGCATCATGATTGAGAGTTTGTTTGCCACATTTGGCAAACGCTCATGTTCATGATGATGGACAACAACGGATGGAATTAAACCATCAACTACCGCTGGGAGTCTTACAGCGCTGTTTCGGTCAAAGGGATCCAACAAAGATTTTAAATAATTCTGAATACACTGAGCCTTATGCTGTGTAATTGCGGAATTGGAAGGAGCTCTCGAAGAGGTTTTTCTCTTCGAAAGTGAGCGGTTACTCGACTTCCTGGTGGTAGGATTTCTCCCAACACTCTCATTCGGCATTTGGCGG